GGCCTGGCGCGCGATCGTCGAAGGCCGCACCCGCGCCGACGGCATCCTCTACGACTCCCGCGAGGCCCCGGCCGATATCGACCTAGCCGACCCCGACGAGGTCCTCCTCGGCCTCCGCCTCGCGTACGGCGACGCCTCCTGGGTCGACCTCGAGCGCATCCGCTCGGAGGTCTACGACCCGGACACCCCGCCCGAGGAGGCGCGGCGCTTCTACCTAAACCAAATCGTCGCGGCTGCCGACTCCTGGGTCGCGCCCGCGGAGTGGGCGAAGAACGAAGTCGACGGCCTCGCCCCGCTGGCCCTCGGCGAGCCCGGCTCCCGCCGGCGCCGCGGAGACGTCGTGACCCTCGGCTTCGACGGCTCGCTCACGGACGACTCGACGGCCCTCGTCGCGGTCCGCGTCGACGACGGCGCCTCCTTCCTCCTGGGTATCTGGGAGAAGCCGGAGGGCCCGAAGGGGCAGGGCTGGGAGGTCCCGAAGGACCAAGTCCGCGCCGCGGTCGAGTTCGCCTTCTCGGTCCTCGACGTCGTCGCCTTCTTCTCTGACGTCGCGTACTGGGAGACGGACGTCGACGCCTGGCGCGACGCCTACGCCGAGCAGCTCCTCGTGAAGGCGACCGCCCGCCATGCGGTCGGCTTCGATATGCGCGGCCACTCGCTCGATATCACTCGGGCGGTCGAGGCCACGCACCGCGCGATCACCGACGGCGAGCTCCCCTGGGGCGCGCACGCGCTCCTCGCAGGCCCGTTCACCGGTGCCGCCGCGCACGAGTTCCTCACCCGGCACGTCCTGAACGCCCGCCGCCGCCCGAACCGCTGGGGCGTCGGCTTCGGCAAGGAGACGCGCGAGTCGCCGAAGAAGGTCGACGCGCTCGCCTCCCTCGTCCTCGCCCGCATGGCCCGTACCCGCGTCCTCGCGGAGGGCGGCCTCAAGAAGCGCCGCAAGCCGACAGGCCGCGTCGCCGGCTTCTGATCCACCCCGACCCCCTGGAGGCCTCATTGGCGACCCCTGACGCCGCTCTACTCGAGCGCCTCGACGGAGAGTTCGAGGCCGACCTCGGAACCGAAGGCCGACTCGGCCGCGTACGCCGCTACCTCCGCGGCGCCCACGACATGCCGTACATGCCGAAGGGCGCCCGCAAGGAGTACGAGCACCTGGCGAAGCGCTCGATCACCAACTGGCTGCCGCTCCTCTCGGACACCTACTCGAAGGGCCTCTTCTGCGACGGCTACCGGCCGGCGAAGGCGAGCGAGAACTCGAGCGCCTGGAGTTCCTGGCAGGCGAACGGCCTCGACGCCCGGCAGACGACCGCTCACCGCGGCGCGCTCGAGTACGGCGCGAGCTACGCGCTCGTGCTGCCCGGGTCCGTCCAGGAGAAGCGCGTCCCCTACTTCCGCCCGCTCTCGCCGCTCCGCTCTACGGCGTGGTACCGCGACGACGACGACGATTACCCCGAGCTCGCCTACCGCCGCCTCGGCACGACCGCCGACGGCGCCCGTCTCGTCGAACTCTTCGACAAGGAGGCCCGCTACACCTTCGCCCTCCCCGAGGGCGGGAAGTGGACCCTCTCCGCGACGGACGCCCACGGCCTCGGCGTGACGCCCTTCGTGCGCTTCCGGGACCGCCTGGACGATGAGGCGGTCGGGATCATCCGCCCGGTTATCAACCTCCAAGACCGTGTAAACGAAGTGGTCTTCGCGACGCTGATCGCGATGCAGTATGCCTCCTTCCGGCAGCGCTGGGCGACCGGCCTCGCGATCCCCGAGGACGAAGAGGGCAACGCGATGGAGCCCTTCCAGGCGGCGATCGACCGTCTCTGGGTGGCCGAGGACGACAAGGCCCGCTTCGGCGACTTCGCCCAGACGGAAATGTCCGGGCACGCGGCGCTCTACGACTCCACGGTCCGCACCCTCGCGGCCGTCGCCCAGGTGTCCCCGAACATCCTCACCGGCGAGCTCGTCAACGTCTCCGCGGACGCCCTCGCCCAGATGGAGGCCGCGACTCAGCGCAAGATCGCCGAGTACGAGACGATCTTCGGCGAGTCCTGGGAGTCCGGCTTCCGCCTCGCGGCCCTGGCTGCCGGGGACAAGGTCGGCGCCGCTGACGTCTCCGCGGAGGTGCGCTGGCGCGACACCGAAGCCCGCTCGCTCGCGCAGACGGTCGACGCCCTCGGGAAGATGGCCCAGATGCTCTCCGTCCCCGTCGAGGCGCTCTGGGAGCGGATCCCGGGCGTCACCGACCAGGACGTCGCCCGCTGGCAGGCGCTCAAGCCCGAGGATCCCCTCGCGATCCTCGCCGCTGACTCCGTCCGCCAGGCCGAGACCGCGTCCGCGGCCCTGGCTGCCTCCGGCACCGCGGAGACCCCCGCCGAGCCCGCCGCCCCGGCCGCTTCCGGCGTCGACGCCGGCGAGATCAAGGCGAAGGCCGACGCGCTCGGCGCGCTGATCCGCTCCGGTGTCGAAGCCGAGTCGGCAGCCGCTCAGGTCGGCCTCTCGGGCGTCGAGTTCACCGGCGCTATGCCGGTCTCTCTCCGCCTCCCGTCGTCTGACGCGGCCGAGCTCGAGGAGGCCTAGTGGTCGCGACCCTGGGCCTCGAGCTCATGGCTCGCGACCACATGGCCCGCCAGGTGCGCGACGTCGAGCAGCTCCAGATCATGCTCGACTCGCTCTGGCGGCAGACGATGGATCCGGCCGATATCGACGGCTCCTTCCAGCGCTTCGCGGCCGGCGCCGACCGGCTGATCCGCGCGGCTCGCTCTCGCGGCGAGCTGTCGGCTCAGCAGTATTACGAGACGGTCCGCGCCTACTCCGGGTACACCGACGAGCTCGCGCACGTCCCGGAGCAGCCGGGCCAGTCCCGCGCGAACCGGGCCGCGCTGCACGCGACGAGCGTCGCGAAAGCGAAGACCGCGATCGCGTCGGGCGTCCCGGCAGCCGACGCGCTGGACCTCGCCCGGGCCGCGATGCTCGCGTCCGCGAAGCGCCGCGTCCTGGACGCTCCCCGCCGGCGCCTGATCGCCCTCTCCGACAGTGACCCCAACTCCCGCCGCTGGGCGCGCGTGAGCGACGGGAAGCCCTGCTACTTCTGCGCCATGCTCGTCAGCCGCGGCCCGGTCTACTCGAACCTGACCGGCCGCTTCGACGCGCACGACGGTTGCGGGTGCTCGGCGAAGCCGGTCTTCCGCAACGACCCGGGCGGCGGCTGGAGCGCCGACGCTCGCGCGATGGAGACCCTCTTCCAGCTCCCTACTGACCACGACAACCTCTCCTGGCGTCAGCGCTACTCGCGCGCGGTCGCCGATCCGGAGTCGGCCGTCGCCAAAGCCCTCGCGGACCGCTGGACCCTCGCCGCCTAGCCCGAGACCCCGCCTCCGCGAGCCCCTACCGGCCGTCCTCTCTGGGCGGCCTTTTTCGTACCCGCCGGAGCAGGCCTCCGGCGCTTCCCGTCCCAGGAGGACGACACCGCATGAGCACCGACACCGCCGCCACCTCGACCGGAGCCGCCCCCTGGGGCGACAACTTCGACGCCGAGACGGCCTGGACCCTCGTAACCAACCTCCGCGCCGACAAGACGACCCTCCAGGAGAAGGTCACCTCTCTGACGGCAGAGGTCGAGTCGGTCACCGCTGAGCGCGACGCCGCCGCTTCCGAGCGTGACGCCGCCGTGACCGAGCGCGACACCGCGCGTCAGGACGCGGAGAAGGTGCAGCGCGAGACGCTCGTCGCCCGCATCGCCCGCGAGCACGAGCTCCCCGAGGACCTCCTCGAGTTCCTCACCGGCGACACCGAGGACGCGATCGTCGCGAAGGCGACCCGCCTCGCCGCCCTCGGCAAGCCCGCGGCCCCCGCCGGCGAGAGCACGGCCGAGACCCAGGAGGTCTCCGGAGTGCCCGCCAAGCCGACCCCGGGCCTGACGCCCGGCCACGGCGCCGACCCGAAGCCCGCGTTCGACCCCGACGCGATCGCCTCGGCTGCCCGCCAGGGCCGCTAACCCTCACCCCTCCTCCCGGGATCCGGGACTCAGACGAAAGGCCTCTCAATGGCTAACCAGTTCGATTACGACGCGCCCCAGGTCGCGATCGTCGCCGCCAAGCTCGCCGAGAAGGACTCGGTCCTCTCCGCGCTCGTCTCGCAGAACTACCGCGACGAGTTCCTCGCCGAGGGCACCGCGAACCGACCGATCAAGGTCAAGTTCCCGACGACCCTCATCGCTCGCGAGCGCGCGATCGACGACGTCACCTCCTCGATCATCCTCGACGAGATCGCCGAGAGCTCGACCACGATCACCCTCTCGAAGGCGATGGACTACTCGGCCGTCGGCCTGAGCGAGGCGGACCTCAATCTCAAGCTGACCGACTTCGCCGGCCAGGTCCTCCGCCCGCAGACGGCGGCGATCGTCGACTCGATCGAGCACAAGCTCTCGACCGCGCTCCTCGCGGTGCCCGAGACCGACCTCGGCGTCTTCGACCCGGCGAACCCGGTCCCCTACTTCACCCGCATTCGGAAGCACCTTCGCGACAACGGCGTCCCCCAGGCCGGGATCCAGGTCGCGGTGGGCACGGAGGTCTACGCGGCCCTCCTGGACGCGAAGGCGATCACCGACGTGAGCGAGTCCGGCTCGACCGAGGCCCTCCGCGAGGGCGGCGTCGGCAAGCTCCGCGGCTTCACCCTCGTGGAGTCGACCCGGATCGACGCGGACGAGATCCTCGCGTTCCACCGTGACGCCGTGACCCTCGTCACCCGCGCCCCGGCCGTCCCCGCCGGTGCCTCCTTCGGCGCCTCGGTCTCGGACTCCGGGTACTCGCTCCGCTACCTCCGCGACTACGACGCGATGAAGACCCAGGACCGCTCCATCGTCGCGACCTTCTCGGGCGTGGGCATCCTGCCGACCTTCAAGATCGAGCGCAACTACGAGACGCGCACCGTCGTGAAGACCGAGCTCCCCTACGGCGGCGTGCTGCACCTGAACACCGCCGGCGCCTGATCCCTGAGCGGGGCGTCTCTGCCCGAGGCGCTCCGCTCCCGGTCCCGCAGGAGGTGACCGCATGGGCAGCCCCCTTCCCCCTCCCGTGAGCGAGCTCGAGAAGCGCCTCGGCCTTCCCGTCTCCTCGCTCGCCGACGAGGACCTCGACCGCGCGGAGGCGGCCCTCGCCGACGCGACGACCCTCGCCCTCGCGGAGGTCTCCGAGGCGCGCGGCGCGTCCTGGGCGCTGAGCGCCCCGGGCGTGGTCGCCCTCGTCGTCCTCAAGGCCGCCCGCCGTGAGTTCGAGAACCCCCGCGGCCTGTCTCAGGAGTCCCTCGGCGACCACTCGGCGACGCTCTCCGACTCGTCGGGCGTCTACCTGACCGCACGCGAGCTCGCTCAGGTGCGCCGGGCAGCGACGGGCCGTTCCGGCGGCTTCGTCGGGACCATCCGCACGCCGAGCGCGTTCGAGAACAGCTAGGAGGCCGCATGGACCCCGTCGTCATCGACGGCGTCGTCTACGTCCCGAGCGTCCAGGCCGACGGCAACCCGTCCGGCGACTGGCTGCCGCTCGTGAACTACGGCGACCTCTTCCTCGAGGAGACGGCGTGATCCTCGGCGCGGTGACCCCGCGAGCCGTGATCTACCGACTCCGCCCGACGACTTCCCTCGACTCGCTCGGCGACCCCGTCGAGTCCTGGGAGGCCCCGGAGCGCACTCGCCTGCGCCGGGCCGAGTGCCAGACGGCAGCCGAGGCGGAGACCGGCCTCCTCCTCGAGCACGAGCGCCGTCTCTTCGTCGCGGGCGTCGCCGACCTGACCGCCGCGGACCGGATCGAGGCCGAGGGCGAAACCTGGCTCGTCGACGGGACTCCCGTCGTCCGCCGGGCGCTCGCCGCCGGCACGGTCACCGTCGCGAAGCTGACCCGCCTCTCCGGCCGGAAGGAGTCCTAGTGGGCGTGAAAGTGAAGCTCGACTCCGCCGGGATGCGGGAGGTCCTCTCGAGCGGGAAGGTCGCCGCGGCGATCGACTCGGTCGCGGCGTCGGTCGCCTCCCGCATCGGCGCGATCGCGCACGACGGGCCGATCGAGGTTCGCCTCGGGTCCTA